GCTTACCGTTTCTAAGTACGTCTAGAAGTGGCGTTGTGTATCTTCCAAATCTAAACGCAGTTGATGTGGTAGTTGCAAAATCAGTACCGTCTGTTTCTTGAACATAAAACTGCATATCAACTCCAGCTGCTGGGGCATCAGGAGTTGCTGCAATAATATTTAAACCTACGTTATTGCTACTCTTACCTACAATATTTGGAACTGCTGTTCCTCCACTACCATTCGCAAATGAAATAGTACCACTTTCTTGATTTGCAACATTTACACTTACACCAGATGTACCTGTATTTATATTTAATACACCTACAGGGTCAGTAGTTCCAATACCAACGCTACCACTATCATCTAAATGTACTACTGTGTTTTCATTGGCTGTAGAAAGAGTTATGAAGCCGATGTCATCTCCTCCTTCTATATCACCAATGGTTAAGACATTTGCTGCTTTACTGAATACAGAAACATTGCTAATTGCTATGTCTCCAGCTACGTCTAGTTTAGCTACAGGGGCTGTTGTGCCTATGCCGACATCACCAGAAGATGTAATACGCATTTTTTCGGTGTCAGCAATCTTAAATAAGTGTTTACCAGATGAGAACTGAGCATCGTATACAACACCATCGTCATTGTTTAATGTATTTGATGTAGATATTTTTAATCCCCTTCCAGATTGACCAGAAAAAATTGCGTGTACACTATTTAAACCTCCGTTTACATCTAATTTAAATGCAGGAGTAGTAGTACCAATACCAACGTTACCTGTTTGGTCGTCAATAACCATAGGTGTGATTACAGTACCATTTCTTGATGCTATAAACCTAAACTGACCAGTACTTGCAGATTCTCTACCTATATCCCAGTAGCTTGTTTGGGAAGCAGTGCCCATTAATCTTAACTGCATTGTGCCATCATCGGCTCCTTGAACAGTTAATTTTCTACCAGGACTAGTAGTCCCAATACCTACATCACCCGATGAGCCAATATACATATGTGCTGGATTATCACCAGCCCCATTTCTAATAAAATGCTCATTTGCGTCATAGTAGTTTTGACTTGTAAGCCCATATCCGACTCTTAAACCAGCTAATTGACCGCTACCAGTATTTAATTCTACTCTAAGTTTAGAGTCAAATGTAGTTGTACCGATACCAACATTTGTATTTGAAAAATACGCTGTACTATTTACAGCATTACCAGTTATTCTAAATCTTTCTAAAGAAGCACCAGAATCAGTTCTAGTATGAAAAACGTGGTCATAATGTGCATTAGCAATTTCATAATAGGTATGAGTTGTGGCAGTACCAAATATTTTACTAGCGATTCTCATATCGCCAGCAATATCTAATTTGCGAGCTGGACTAGTTGTCCCGATACCTACGTTGCCTGTGTCTGTTACAGTCATTGCTGCGGAACTCCAAGAACCATTAAAGTATCTAAGGTTCCAGCTATTAGCTCCATCAAACAGCTGCTGCCATTTTATGCCATTGTTTCCATAGTTTAATACGAAAGTATCTAATGACTCAATGTTACCATTAACAGACAGCTTTTCATTTGGACTGGTAGTGCCGATACCAACATTACCACCGTCTTCAATGTAGAACACACTAGTACCATCGTCTTGGACATCCATAATGTCCTGCGCCCCAGTCTGATTGATAGTTACAGCTGGGCCAGTACCATCATTGGTTACGTTCCACTGCTCTGTAGTCTGTGTATCAGTATCAATCTGTGTGTATGTACCATTGACTGTAAGGTTACCTTCAATGCGAGTGTCACCAACAACGTGTAGCTTATTAGAAGGGGAAGCGGTTCCAATACCTACATTACCAGTAGTGTCTATACGCATTCTCTCAACAGAGTCATCGTTATTAGACGCTATGAATCTAAAGTTTTCATAAAGACTACCAGCTGCATTTCTATGGTACTGTATATAACCACCATTAGAATCTTGAGCAAACAATCCATACTGAGACGTATCGTCTGTTCTATCTACTCTTACTTGACCGCCTACCTCTATAGAGTTGGCGGTTACATTATCTCTAGTAGTAACAGTATCTAGTGTATCTTCAATAGTGTCTGTATCAACCGTGATGTTACCGTCTGCGTCTGACTTTAAGTAACCTTCAGTTAGGTCTGGAATCTGTAGCGCTCCTTGGTCATCAAAGATGATTCTCTTGTTGTTCTGGCCATCAGCGATAATAACGTGACCACTAAGCGCTGGGTCTAACCCAGTAACTTCACCACCAATAATTGTGTTGTCACTACCTGTAGTAATACCTAAACCAGACCTAACACCAATAATTGTGTTGTTATTACCAGTTGTAATATTATTGCCCGTAGCATTACCAAGTATAGTGTTGCGAGAACCTGTAGTTAAATAATATAATGTACTAGTACCTAAAGCGGTGTTGCGCTCTGCACCCCCGTTCATTTGGAAACCAGACAATGTACCTACCATTGTGTTGTAAGAACCTGTCAAGTCTGTGTCATAGGGGCCTGCAAAGTGTCCAACAAATGTATTTTGTGTACCTTGGTCTCGTGCCCCTGCTGCCTCACCAACACCTAGAGAATATGTGGCATCAACAGAATATTGCAATGCACCGTGCCCAATACCCATAAGGGCATCACCAAGGCCATTCTCAACAGCATTGTTACCAATCCCCATAACGTCATAAGCCCCTGTATGTGCAGTTACTGCATCTTTACCAATAGCAATAGTACCCGAACTTGCTGAACCGCCAATACCAATAACGGTTTGCCCAACTCTAATGTTATCGCCATTTACATCAAGTGGGTAAGCAGGAGTTGTTGTATTGACACCAATATTGTCTTCTACAATTAAATCACCTCTAGTGGTAACTTTAACACGTTGGGCACCGCCTGGACCCATTTTAATCGTGTTATCTAGATTTATTTCAAATCTTGAAAATCCATTAATACCGAAATTATAGTCCCCAGTCCAAATGTTAAACAAAAGGCTTCCTCCATAATTTAAACCTATATTAGCTCCTTGAGTCTGACCCTGCCCAGTTCCACCAGTGGTCATTTTTATACCCACAAAATCATTGTTGTGAAGCACAATTCCTCTAGGGTCGTAGGCTGTGTCTGGGTCAGCACCGTAAAATAGCGTTCCGCCAAATCCAGACTTTCCAGTAACTTTTAGCTCGCCATCAATGTGAAGTTCTTTTTCTGGGGCTGTTGTTCCGATACCTACATATCCGTCAGTACTGATACGCATTGCTTCCGTACCATTCGTGTAGAATGTTTGGAAATAGTCTGTATCTAAAAATGTTCTTAGCTCTTTAGTTTGGGATTCAATCTTGATAGAGCCAACAAACAGCCCGCTAGCAAGACCAGAGTTAAAAGTTCCAAACTCAATACCAAAAAACTCACCGTTGTTTGTTGAGTTCTGAATTTTTATGTTTGGAGTCTGTTGGTAAATATGAAGACTTTCAAATGGGTTAAGCCCAATACCAACCTTAGCATCTTCTCTAACAACAAGAGCTGGGTTAGCATTCTTACCAGTTACTTGTAAAAAAGCATCTTCGGTGTCGGTATCTGAGTCAAGCTCAACTATAAGTGTCCCAGATGTACTAATCTTTGCGTCATTACCAAAGTTCTCTAAAAATAAAACACCATCTATCTTGCTATTACCAGAAACGTCAAGTTTATGTTCTGGTGTATCGTTATTAATACCGACATAGTTCCCCGTATCAGTAATAATAGTATCTACTAGCTGACCATTTGTAGCATCCCACTTTGTTACCGTATTATCAGTAAGGTTTTCAGCATTTTTAATCTGAATGTCATCGTCATTGACAGTAATACCAGTCCCTTCACCAATATCTAGAGTAACGCTGTTATCATCACCGCCTCCAACAAGACCTAGACCAGCAATGACTTCTTCAACGTCACCACCCATACTCTCCCATACAGGACCTTCTGTATTCGCACAGACGTACACTTCGTTATCAGTAGTATCGAAGTATATCTGACCTAGTACTGGGTTTTCTGGAGCTTCCGCTAAGTTTTGAATAGCGGCATTTTGTAGCTCATTCCTTAAAAGATTTATGTCGGTGTAGAACTTCTTTGCCATCTGATATATTAGTTGAAGTGAACGCTCCCTGTGATAGGCTCACTGAATGTTATAATTACTGAGTTATCTGAAATGTGTTGGATGTCAGCTTCTATCTCATATCCTTCTGAATCTATAATGGTAACCGAAGGCTTTTTGGTCAGCCCGTGAGTTATTTCCCAAACCGCTGAGGGTTCAGACTGGGTATATATAAATGCTGAATCTGTACCCCCTTTAAATGCAGAAAGACTAATAGAACTTCTGGTGGGCTTTTTAAGAATGATTTGGTTTGCACCAATCTGCTTTATCTCTACTTTATTACTCACTGATGTCTTCGTTTACTTTAAATATTCCGTAAATCCAAGTAACAACGTTTGTTCCTTGTACAGACTGTAAATCGTAAACGTAAAGACCACCATCAACTAAAGAGGTTACTGAAGATGGAGATGTAACAACTAAGACACCATCACTATTTCCAGTAAATGCAAATCCATCATCGCTGACATTTGTAGAATCTCCGCTAATGAGAGTGGTTTCCGCAGTGTCCGAATCACGGACTTGCATCAACCAGTTATATCCTACAGATATATCAATTGGGTTACCGTCCTCGTCTTTAAATGTAAGTTCCAAAGAGAATGTATCACCCTTTCTACAAGTAATGTCTACTCTTGATGCTATGTCTAAGTTTACCGTATTTGCCATATTACAAAGATACTAAATCGTTGGTTATTAAGACGTTAGCATATCCAGAAGGTTGCCACCTTCATCTTGCAGTTCGTCACGCTTTCCTTGGCGTTGAGACAATAACTTGCTCTGTTCTACTGCTTGCTTTTTTACCCTATCGTCTTTTGCTTTTTCTCTTTGGTCTTCTATGTCTTTTCTGAAAGCCATATCTTGTTCTTTCATACCTGCGGTCATCTGAGTCTTTTGTGACTCAATCTGACCTTTGAGCTGGTACTCTAATTGTAGAAGCTGTGCCTTAGCTTGGGCATCTGCTTGAATCTCGGCAATCTTAGCTTGACTCTGCATCTGAATCTCCTGCATTTTACCTTGCGTTGCCGCTTGCGTTGTAGCCTGATTCATCTGAGCCTGCATCTGAGAGTTCTGCTGAGCTATCTGCTGCTGCATACGCATACGCTTTTTGCGTCTTACGATAAGTAAGCGCTCAGCTTGGTCGATGTCCTTAAGCTGTCTAATAGAAATAGCGTCTTCTAAGTCAATCTCTTTCTGAGCCAATGCAATCTGAATATTCTGCTCTAAGTAAGACTTTTCAGTCTCATCCATTTCAGTCTGAATCTTAACGCCAAAGTTGTACATCGGCAAGTCTCCAAATGAAGACAGTACCTCCATATTCGTCTTACCTATTGCACGCTCGTAAGCTTGAAATAGAACAGACTTCTTAGGTAGAATCTGTAGACACTTAACAACATCTTCGCACACTCTGCTATATAAATAGATAGCTGAGTTTGTGATGTCATAAATAGCATTATTACCAGCTGCGATAGCTTGCTGACGCACACCAACCAATTGCTCTCCCTTAGGAGATGTTCCATCCATTACCTCATTAATACCTGTTGTATCACGGATAAGACGGAGATTATGGTTATATATACTGATAAGCTCATTGATATTCCTAATGCTATTGTCCAGAGACCTAACTGGAGGGTTTTGGAATCCACCTTCTGGATTCTTTGAGCGATAGTAGAATACACCTGTTTGTTCATAGATGTCTTGGATGTCTAGCGGCTGTAGTTCTCCGCCTCTCCCTAATTGTACATTTTCAAGTCCTTCGATATCTACAATCAAGCCATCTGGCTTTGCCTTAGCGATAGCCTGCTGTAGTTTAAGGTGTGAGAGCTGCAACTGGTCAGCAAATCCGATTACAGAGCCTACAAGAGACTTAGGCATCATTCTGCGTAGGTTAGTAGCCACCACAGAGTAAGACAGTCTAGCTCTAGTTAAATCGTGTACATTCTTAGGTACATTACGCTTCTGACCATAGTCAAACATATAATCCGTACCCACAATGTAACTACCTCCAAACACAGTTTGGATGTTCATATTCATAGGCTTTCTATCGTACACAGACTCCTTAGGAGGTGTGTACTCAAACCCTTTGTAGTAGAATCCTACATTACCAAACTTAGAGCCTTTCTCTTCAAACATCATATCGTCTGTAGAGATAAATTCAAAGTCCATAATCTCTACGATAAATTCATCGTATCCATACGTTGTACGGTCTAATGTTTCATCGTAGTATTTGTAGGAGAGCTTATCAGCTCTGTTCTGATATTTGTTTTTTACTTGTTGAGCAATCTTAGCATAGTCCTCTTCTGTAAGCTCATCACGAGCAATACGCTTAAGTTCTGAAATGCTAATCTTCTTGATGTGTCCTGCATAGATTAGGTCGCTAAATGTAGGGTCCTCGGTGTAGCTATGGAAGAAGTATGCTGGGTCGATGTACTCTTCTGTAATTCCATAGTTAGGGTCGTTATTTCTTTTAATAACGCCCATACCACAAGTTACTAGGTCATTGACAGCTCTGCGATATACACGCTGGTCGAAGTCGTTCCACTCTAGCGTAATGTTGGTACCAACCTGTGCAGCAATCTCTGCTGCTGTCTTGATGTTGGTATCCATAAAGATTTCTGCTTCTTCTGGAGTTTCTGGAATGTTGTTTACATCAATACCAGTATCTACTCCTTGTTGTTGCAACTGAGCGATAAGTTCTCTGTTCTTAACCTGGAACATCTTTTTAGCACGCTCATCGTCCTTTTCACTCTGCGAAAGTGGGTCTAAGGCACGTACATTTGGATAGGGTTTTCTTGAAAGAATGTTATTTACAACAATCTTAACAAACTTGGGGACGATAGGCACTGGAGACCAATCAAGGTTTAGCAACGTACCGTCCCCGTTGTTTGGGTCTAAAGAGTTTAGAATCTGTTTGTATATAGATGTGTCTTGTGTACCATTCGCATAATCACGATTGGTCTCAAAGTCTTTTAGTCTTCTTCTGAATAAACTTCTTTCGTCATCAGAGTTACCCCATTGCTTCTCTACAGCTTTTGCATACTTAAGTCCATATCCCTTGGATATCTTCTTAGAATAGTGTGCAAATGGGTCTGGGAAATTACCGTATTTTCCCTTGTCATTATCGTTATTGTACATAGCCTTTCGCAGAATACTTCCTCGCAAAGATACAAAATTAAAGCACTGCGTTTCAACGTCTTATCTCCTGTGTGTATCTACGGAAAAAACGTTTGTCATCAAAGCTGGATTCTTTGTTTTCCTCTTTGAATTTTTGAGCGCCCAATAACGCCAATCCAGAACTAATAGTAAGGTCATATTTAGTACGGTTATCTATCTTGTACCCAATCCAATCCTCAAGGGTTCTGTCAAAATACATCTTACCCATTTCGCCAGTTTCATTGTTAATGCCTACGTGTTCCTCAACATAGGCTTCAATGGCGTGGGCGTGGGCTTGTATTACATCGACAGAGTTAGAAGGTATACCTCTTGTTTTAACATTTGAGGATGCATTAGGAGACTTTAAATGGTCTGGACGTTTCATTACATATTCTTCGTATCCACGAGCCTCAAAATGCCTTACAATACCATACTTGTTGTTTTCTATGAGCAGCGGGTATCCGTAGAATACCGCTGCCATTAAGATGTCTTCATAAAATATTTTCGCAAGGGGCGGACGAGACGCATACTCAGCGACAAACATATTTGAAGGTGCTGACATATTAAACTTGTTATATAGATGACAAGCGCCCTTAGAGCCCCGATTATCAGTCGTGGAATCCAAATCATAACTATCGACACCGCCAACACCTATATGGTCGTTGGCTGGGTGTTTTTTATTGTACTTAATTACGTACTTATTACGCATCTCTGGCTTAGGCATCCAAGATACACGCCATCTACCATTCTTGTCTGGACTAAATACAACCTCACTATCGGATACACCGCCCTTCCAGCTAAAGTTTCCTTGCACAACTGGATTAGGATACAGCTCTTGGTTGTACTGAATCTGTTCGTATATCTTTCC